TCTGGTACATCTGCCAAGCTATAGCTAAACTCATAATTAAGTCATCGTGAGCATTTCTTTCAGCTTGTGGTTTCCCATTCTTAACTATAAATGACAACATTTCCCCATAAGTTATAGGGTCATATACCTTAATCAACCCTTGATGTATAGCTGTTCTTAGTTCAGATATCATAACTGGTCTAGTAGACATATTAGTATCCCAACCATATCTGCTTCCACCTTGACTAGCTATATCTATAGTCCCTATATTAGGCATTTTGAATAGTGTATACAATTGTTTTATGTTCAACCCAGCTAATCTTTCACAATGTAATAGCCCACCATTATTTCTTTCTATAGCTATAATAGGTTTTATATTAGTTATATTGCTCATAGCTTCTAATACCCTATGTAATTGTGGTAAAAATTCAGAAGTAGGCTGTTGTGAGTGGTATACAATCGGTACATCTAATTTAGTTTTAGACAATACTTGCATAGCAGTATAATCTCCACCACCTTGAGCTGTATCTAGGGCTATTAAGAGTTGTTCTTTAGCTTCTATTTTTCTATATTGCCTCCACATAATTTATAGTATTTTATTCTCTTTCTCCCAAGCATTTATCCTTGCCTCAGCTATCTTTATATACTCTTCTTCTCTTTCTATCCCTATAAAGTCAAAACCTTCTAATTTAGCACCTATTCCAGTTGTACCACTACCCATAAAAGGGTCTAATACAGTACCACCTTTAGGAGTGACTAATCTACATAAATATCTCATAAGTGATATAGGTTTGACAGTTGGGTGGTTGTTGGCTACTGGTTGCCATCTACCAAATGGATTACCATTTTCTCCATCAACAGCTTTTTCCATATGATTAGGTCTAAATTCTGCAGCAGGTGTGTATTTCTCCTCAAACTCCTCCAACCCTTTATTCCTTTCAGTTTTTGAACTTTTGGCACAGTAGAAGAAACGAGAGGCTGAACCTGAGTCTCCAGTATGAGAGCCAGTTATAAACTTTCCTTTCATTCCAAATGATTCTTGTTCACTATTTTGTTGATGTGGTTTTATACTCCCTGTTTTCGTCTCAGGAAACAACCCTACCACTTCATCACTACCATCGTGGATAAGGTTTGCTGGGAAGCGACCATAGTTATGTTCTGTCGTAGTATCATTGTGTGTTTTACTTTCCAATAAGGAATTACCACCATACATACTTCTTTTACCATTTGAGTTTGTTCTAGCCCCAGTTTCTCCCACCCTACACCCATCAATATTTATACCCCCTGTACCATATTTAAGTACATTTTGGGCTACTGTCTTCTCTGAGATAGGTTTTCTTGCTACTGTGATTGGTTCTAAGGCTGGTTTAAGAGCTGTACCCCAGCCTTCGTAGGGTGAGTTGCCTTTGGTTTCTTGTATTATTGTTTGTCCAGAAGTATAGTTATTTGTTCTACTTTCATCATATGCATCACTTGATTTTAATGCTTTTGGAGGTCTTTTAATCCCACCAGTTAATTTATCACCAACAACCTCCCTCTCATTCCCCTGCAACTTATCCACTGCCTTTCCTATATTATGAGACTTGGGAAATCCTGAACCATATACCCAAGCTATCATATCCCTTATCTCAAATCCTGCATCTTCAATCCTAACTGCCATTCTATGCTGTGTTCTTGTACCTGCAAAAGCTAATAGATAACCACCAGGCTTTAAGACTCTCAGGCATTCTATCCATAACTCAGTGCTAGGAACATCATAGTCCCATTTCTTGCCCATAAAAGATAATCCATATGGCGGGTCAGTCACTATGCTATCTACTGAATTATCTTCTAACTCTTTTAATTTGTCTAAACTATTTCCGTGTATTATATTCATATATTATAAATTATTAATAAATTGAAATTCTATTGGAGTTCTTTCGTAATTCTTCTTATAATCGTTAATAAACATAGGCTCAAAAAAGCAGTCTCCAGAGGTTAAGAAAGCCTCTTCAGCTGTCATTGGATATTCTTGCACAAAAAGCCTTCCTAGACGCTGTTTTTCGCTGTCTAAATACTCTTTAGAATAGAAGTCTTCCCCAGAAAAGAAATGAGTGGTAAATCCAGACTCACCAATATAGCTTTTATCCCAGAAATCCTTAAAATCGTTAAACCCATTAGCAGTGGTTTCTACCACAAATCTACCATCTGGGACTAAAGCTGTACCAGCAGAGGCTAATATTTTATCAAAATTCTTATAAAAGGCAGCTTCAGACATATGTAGGTTAAAAATAGTCTTAGAACGACCAAATTCTTCATTCTCAGCAGTTCCAATTATATATCTAGCACTATTATGGGCATTCTGTAGTTCATATTTAGAGTTATATTTTAGAGGCACCTTCACATTATTCTTCTCCTCATAAGATTTAATATAATATTTTACTCTTGCCAACAAATCCTGAGCATTATCTGCTTTATCTGCTAACACTACGGATAGACTATTTTCTTTTAAGATAAAATCTTTAGTAAAAGCAGCTAATATAAAAGAGCTAAATCCCATCTGTCTGGCTTTTAGGATTACATCTCTACCAGTAGCTTGTTGAACAAACCTAGCCTGTATATTATTTAAGATAAAAGGTCTTTCAACCCCATCTTTCCCTATAATAGATAGTTGGTCTTCAATAAACTTAGCTGAACCTGTATATTTAGTCATCATATTTATCCTTATGAATATTATTAATCTGAATATAGTTATTCCCCCCAGAATTATCATTTTCCTTATAACTAACCCCCATCAATTTCAAAGCCCTATCAGAAGCCTTTAATTGTAAATCTAAGTCATCAACATCAGTGGTTATCATTTCACCATCTACAACTATATTTTTCTTAGCTTTAAGACTTTTAACTAAAGGTTCTAAAGCCACATCTAAGTTAATACCTTTCTTATCTAATACTTTTAACACTAATTCCTTAATAGTAGGGTTCTGTAAATTATTACTAGCAATCCCAGAAGCAGCCTGTAAACTTTTAGCATTATAAGCATCATAAGCTGCTCTATTAAATGGTAAACCTTTAGCCACATTAGCCACAAACTTCTTTTGCTTCTCAGTTAACTGCTCTATCCTATCCTTCTTCTTCACATAAGGCTTCTTAGGCATCTTCCTTTTCTTTCTAGGTTTAGGCACAAAAGTCATTGGCTCCCTAGCCTCACTTAAACTAGGCTCAAACACAATAACATCACCCTCAGGTGTCTCAGTCTTGAACTTCTCGTCCACATAACTATATTTTATATCTTTCATATTGCTACTATATTCTAATAAAACTATACAACAAAACATACAATCTGTAAAGCACTTCGCATATATAAGCCATTTTAATTAGAAAACTTGACTTTTAGAAAAAAAACTGGTAGACTGTCGCTAACCACCGCGAGGACTAAAAGGTAAGAGTGACCAATATCTTCTCACCAAAAAAATAAGTGACAGTGTTGTACTATCTAGAACTTAGATTAATTCCTACCGGAAATAGAGTTCTAATAAAAATAAATATTAATTTCTAATTTATATTTTAGAATATTATTGTAATTTGTACTAAAGTGTACTTCTTAAGAAAATGTACCTCCCCTATATGTTATATATATACTATACTCCCCAATCTGTAGAGACACGAAGACCTACCCCGGGGCTATAAAACAATTAAAGATAAAAGAGTATATATAATATCTTTTGTACTTTTGTCTTGCTCTATGTGTTTATGATTTGAATATCTTTTATAGTGTTTAGTAATTATTTTTACAATGTTTACTAGTTTATATCTTATATCTATATATTGCAATATTAAATTCTTAATAAAATACTACTTGACAAAATAAATAAACTATGATATAATTAAATAAAGATTGAGAGATGAGTGAATAGGATTGAGTGCAATATATTAAAAAGTCACCATATCCAAAAGCTCTCTCTAGTCTAGCTTAATAACTAACTAACTAACATTATGAGAAAGATAGACAAGTACGATGACACTTTTATAAACGGTAACTGGATAAATATAGATAAGCACTCAGAACACGAAAATACCTATATACTGACCTTTGAAACTCCAAATGGATATAATATAAGAAAAACATATCAAGGCTACTCAAGACCACAATTCTTAAAGCACTTTAAGAAACTTATAGACCAATATTATCAGATAGATTATAAATTAAACTAACCACTATGAATACTTACGAGGATACTTACTACAACTGTACTAGATTAGAACAAGCCTTTCTAGATTATGGAGATAGTGAAGGATTAGAAATGCAAGATATACCAAAAAGATTATTAGAACCATTTACAATCAAACTATTCACAAATACATCACTTGCTGGAGACAAAGGAAAGCAAGATGAAATATTGGATACAATGATTAACCAAAGACAAACCATCCAACAGCAATATGATATGGGACTTATAGATGATGATTATATGCTAGAATTAGCTGAAAGGTGGGATAATGAAGATAATCATTATAGCGAATATGCTCAAACAGAATTAGAAGCCTTAAGAAATAAATAATATGACTAAAGAAACTACAAAATCAAGCAATGGTACAAGTTTTCACGGGGATACAATTAGAACTTCTTATAATATACTAGAAATAGTATTAGGAAAGCCTGAAGCATATGAAAGCGGTAAAGTAGCTTTTGAATGGACAAAAGAAATTGAAGGTGAAGTATTTACAGTTTACGACTGGAAAGAAGAATATTTTTTTGATGATGACCTTATAGAATGGCATATTGGAGCAACTACTCCAGAAACTAGTAAAAAAGCTAAAGAAGAATTAGAGAAATTAGTATTAAAAGTAAAATAACTATTATGACGAAATACAATGAAGTCTGTTTACAGAAAGGCTATATCATTATCAAATTAGCCCTATTTATGCTTATATTAGGCTTGATTATAACAATTGGGATACAATATAGAGCATATCAAGAACTAAAGCGAGAAGCCTCAATTATCCAGTACAAAGTTTACAAAGACCAATGTCATAAAATATATAAATATTAAACATATGGAAGAAATAAAAAATGAATACATATCAAATATAGTACAAGAAGATATAGACACTTATATCTCACTACATAAAGAAATTACAAGTGATTTATTAGAACATATAGAAATTATGACCGACCAATTATGGAAGGATTATAAGTTAGATATTAAATAATATGAGAAAGATTAAATTTAGAGCTTGGCATAAAAATAGAGAATGTTTTGTACCAATACAAGCACACTTTAGTTTTGATACTAATGGAGAACTTTATCAAACTGACTATAAACCAATAGAACTTATGCAATATACAGGACTTAAGGATAAAAATGGAGTAGAGATTTATGAGGGAGATATTGTAAAAACAAACACAGGTAATATTGTTAGTGTTGAATATGATAATTATTATGGGGCTTATTTATTCGGTGGGTTTAGAACAACTCAAGACGAAATATATGAACTTGAAATTGAAGTCATCGGCAACATATACGAGAACCCTGAATTATTAGATAAAGATTAGCCTATGAGAAAAATAATAAATATGGAAGAAATTGTCAAAATTAGAAAAGGATTAGGCAAAACTCAAGATGAAATGGCTCACTATATAGGAATAAGTAGACCAAGTTATATATTGATAGAGCAAGGGAAAGCAGATATTACAGTATTCCAAGCCGCTATAATGGCAGAATTACTAGATATACATTATTTAGACTTTATGGAAATGCTAGTCCCAGAAGTATTAAATTCACGCCTATGATATAATAAGTACAGCACCTTACACTGATTATGACTGTTGCTCCTATATGGAGATTATAATTAACTCAAACATATTAGACGATTAAAAAATTGTAAATTATCTAAAAAGACTATCACTAGATACAAATGGAATTTATTGATAGCACTGTACTGCTTACTATTTTTATTCTGGATATTAAAATATTCTGAAGCAATAGCTCAACCTTATACACCAACTAAAATAGTATATACCAAATTAGAACGATTAGAGCCTATACCTGAACCTAAACCTGTTAATATACCTCCCAAGCCTAAAACTCTTGCGAGAGAGGTAAAAAAAGAGCAAATTGCCTATTCTGAAAGCTGTTATGACTATGTAGATGAGATGGCTACCAAATATAATGTAGATGGAGACCTTATGAGGAGGATTATAAAAGCTGAGAGTGGAGGTAATCCAAATGCAAAGAATAAAAACTCTACTGCCTCAGGTTGTAGCCAGTTTATTAAATCTACTTGGGAAGGTACACTAAGACAAATGGGTAGAGAATATGTATCACCCTTTGACCCTAGAACAAATGTAGAGGCTATGGCTTTTAAGATATCCAGAGGAGGGATTGGAGCTTGGAATGCTAGTAAAAGTAAATGGAGTAAATAACTAACTATAAACTTATGAAAAAAGTAACTTTTTTAGAAGAAATTAGAAAAAATTTTCAAGATTATCAAAAAGAACAATTATTTGTTGAA